GACAATCATCCAGACGCATTTGAATGTCGAGTATACGACGATTAACATATGGAATCGTCATCATTATTTAATCCTGGTTTCTTAGGAGGCAGTTTCTATTGGTTTATAGGCCAAGTTGCCGACGATTCAACGTGGAGAGAAAATCAAAGCCCTACTAAGTTTGAAAAGGTTGAAGATATGCCAGCATGGGGATATAGATATAAGGTTAGAATTATAGGTCATCATGATCAAGATGAATCAGATGTAACTGCAGAACAACTTCCTTGGGCTCAAGTAATGTATCCTGTGACTGCTGGAACTGGTCATGGAGGATCATATCAAACACCTGCTATCAAACAAGGTAGTTTTGTGTTTGGTTTTTTTCTTGATGGAAAAGATCAACAGACTCCTATAATCATGGGTTGTCTTGGTAACAATGCTAAGACTAAACTTGAAAGAAAACAGGGAACTGAGGGTAGTGGTGGAAAGAACTTTACTCCAATAAGTTTCTTCTCTAAGATGATAGAAGAGGAACCTAACGAACAAAAGAAACTTAAAGATGCAGATCTTGCACCAGGTCAAGCGGGAAATGAAGCATACAGTTCACCATCAAAAGAAAATGTAACGAAAGAAGCATCAGACGCAAATAATTTAGATACGACTGCTGATAGAAAATATGATACTGTTTTAACTGAAGAACATGCATTGGCATGCCCTAATCCAGATACTCAATCTGAAACAAAAAATATACAGACTGTCATATCACAATTGACATCTCAAATAGAGGCATTCCAAAACTCTTTGAGAGATGCTAATCTCGCTTCTAGTTTACCAATTATACAGAACAATAAAGACATAGACAAAGCAATTGAAGATGCATCTCAAGAGATGTCAAAATATATGAAAGGCACAATGAATAAACTTCAACAGTTTACGACTAAGGAGTTTAATGAAAAACTTGCACCCATAGAAAATCTTGCACCACCATCTCATACACTAGAATTATTGAATAAAAAAGTAGAAGGGTTAGAAAAAATCGCATGTATGTTTAATGGTATGGCAGGCCTTGCACTTGCAGGATTAATTGCTGCTGCATTAAAGAAAGCATTTAATAGAAAGAAAAAGAAAGCAGAACAATCATCATCTAACTCTGCTATATCTGAAGCGGGAGTTGTTAATTCACAACTAGAACCAGGAACTGTTGGTATAAACACATCAGCAGTAATACCGAGTGTTCCTACATTAGATACACCTGGTTCTGAAAATGTTCCACCACCATCATCTGATGGTTTTTATAGACCAACACCTCTTTGCGAAACAGAGGAAATTATTGGTGAAGTATTAGGAGGAACAATTAACACTATTATGTCGGGATTTGATAGTGCAATTGGCCCTGTGATTGATGAAGTTCAAAACGCTTTAGGAGGAACCTCTACAGAAACTGGGTCAGAAGATGGGGGAACAATTGATAATGCTATAAATGAAAATAACCTTTTAGCATCCTTATCCTCTGGGGATTTGGTTTTAAGTATTTCACAAACTGTAGCAGATCAAGCTGGAATAGATCCTAACAGTATTGGAGGTGCAAATCGTTTCTGGGCAAATGGAAACTATGGTAGTGGATTGATTTCATTTATTGATGCTGCTGGTGAAAATACTCCAGACAATCAACAACTAATAGCACAAGCATTATCTTTAATTGATGACAAGTCAAATACTAATGGCATAGCAGCAGGATTAGTTTTAGCGTCAAATTTATTAGGTGTTAATGAAAATCTTTTAACAGGTATAGGTGCTGCCTTTCAAGCAATCCGAACTGGTAATATTCCTAATCTGCTAACTGCTGCTGGTAGTCTAGCATCAGTTAATTCAAGAGTATTAAATGCTATTGCTGGTAAAGGTGCTGCCTTTGCTGGTGGAATACCAGGTGGTTTAGGATTAGGTGCTTTAGGTGGTATGAATTTTGATATCGCATCTGCACTAGGATTTGTTAATTCAATAACTAAAATATTTAATTGTGATCCTGATCCAGAGTGCTCACCTAATGATACTCATACAATGCAAAGTGGTGGTGGATCCTCCGACAAACCTAGCACTTCATCTATTGCAGATTCTGCAAAAAATTCTTCAAATTCTGTTAAAGAAAGAAAATCTTATGGAACTAGCACAGAGAAGTTGAGTTCTAGCAAAGAAGGTGTTACAATTAAGAAAGTATTTGTTAAACCAAAATTAAGAGTGAAAGACCTAACTAATCTTGTTGGATATGTAAATGGTCAACCTTACTATGGTGATTTCCATATCCATAAAAGAGAAGATGGATCGACAGTTAAGATGGTTGGTATAGCACACACAACAACACCTCATTCTATCATATTTGATACAGTTCAAGAGAGTTTACAATAATGCCAATAACACAAACCTCATTTGATAATATTAAAGTAGGATACATCAGCGAAACTGATGGGTATGTTCAGAATCTATCACTAGCTGATGCAAACGAATATGCAGAATTGAATCCAGATACAGAGTTTATTTTTATTGATGGTGATGAGAAGGTTAGATTTTTGACAATTAGTGAAGTCAACGCATTAACTCCCAAAAATTTACTTCGATCTGATCCTTGTATAACTGGTGATCAACCTTGTGGCCCACCAAAACTTAAATTCTTTGGTGGTAGTGGTGTTGGGGCAAGTGCTAACCCAGTTGTAGATATTAGTGGTAATTTAATTGCAGTTGATCTTGTGAGTGGTGGTTTTGGATATGTTTCATCACCTCAAGTTCAAGTAATTGATCCATGTAATAATGGTAGTGGTGCTGTTCTTCAAACAATAATTGAGGATGGAGTTGTTGTGCAAGTGATCATTAAAGATAGTGGTAAAGGTTATCTTCCACCAGCACAAACAGTTCCTCAATATCCTGCTATTCTGGAACTCACAGGTGTGACTGTTACAAATCCTGGTTTTAATCATAATTGTGGTGTTGATAATATAGAGATCATACCAAGTAATGGTAGTGTTCTTTCATATAACTGTGATCCTTTTGGTAAAATAAAATCAGTCTCTGTTGATAAGGGTGGTAGATTTACAGAGTTACCACAAATCAGAATGAATACAGTGACTGGATTCAATGCAACCTTTGTTCCTAATTTTGATATCATTCGTGACCCACAACCAGTTGAACCTGTATTGACAGATGTAGTTCAAGTGTATGATCTTGTTGGATTAAATATAAATGGTTACGTTGATGGTAAACCATACTATGGAAATGTATATTATGTAAATGGTATTAGATATGCAGGAACAACTGAAAAAACATCTGGAACTAATATTATTGTTTATGATACTCAACTAGCGAGTGTTCAAAAGAGACCTATTGAGGGTCAGATTACTGCAAGTCAGAGAGAGGAGACCGAAACTCAGGAGGATACTATAGAAGCTATAAGTTCTCCATCAAGAGGAAGTTACTCCACTACACCAACGAGTGCTCCATCGACTCCATCAACAAGCACACCAAGCACAACACCTGCAACTGGTGGTGGTTATTCAACCCCATCTACACCTGCAACACCATCAACACCAGCACCATCAACACCGAGCACACCTAGTGGTGGTGGCGGTGGCGGCTACGGAGGAGGATACTAATGTCTGAGAAAAAGAATTTTTGGAATCAAGTAATCAGTGCCATGAATGGTGCTATCACTTTTGGTAAATTAAGCCCAAAAGGTGATGTCACTTCTAGTGTTCACATTCAAGCACTAGATGGCAGACATTTCATGGCATTTGATGAAGATGGCCCACGAACTGGATATACATTACTTAATTCACCAGGTTCAACCTTTATTCATAGTGGTGAGGATTTAACTCAGGAGCAAATAGGAGTTATGATTCTTTCAAAGAATGGTGACATAAACATAAAAGCAACTAAGGGTAAGATCAAACTAGAAGCTCTTGACATTGAACTTATTGCTAATGGTAACTCTCCACAAGGTGTAATTTGGGCGAACGCAAACGAGACCTTGAAACTTGACTCAAAAAATGTTACAATAGATGGAAAGCAATCTTTGAAGGTTATGACATCAGGTTTATTAACAATGCGAGGGGGTCTTGGAACTCAAATGTTATCACCATTGATAGAGGGAGTCTCTCGTGCATTAACGAAAGATAAACTACCAGAACCAGCACAAACAGATTCAAGGAGTATCTAATATGGCATTTGCATTCGACGAAATATTCGCATATGGTGGGCAACTTATTGTTGCTGCTAAGAAAATAGTTCCCAAAGCATTAGGAGTAGGAGAGAAGAAGATTGACCACTCTGCTTTTATTCAAGGTAATACTCAGATTGGAAAACCAGATGCTTTCTCAAGTGCTAGTGCTACTTTAATGGTTGGTAGAGAAGGAACTAAAGGAACAAGTCTTTCTGTAAATACAAAAGGTAATCAAAGAATAGATGGGGATGGTGGAACTGCTAATGGTTTGTATGTGAGTGGTGGTAGTTCAGTTGATGCAGTTTATATTAAAGGTGATTTATATGTAAGTGGGTCTACAGATTGCGGTAACAAAGGAAGACTTGCTTCTAGATTTGCAAGTGCTGATTCAAAACCAAAACCATTTGATATCAAACATCCAAGTAAAGATGGGTGGAGACTTAGATATGCTTGTATTGAAGGCCCAGAGGTTGGTGTTTATCATAGAGGAAGAGTTAAGGGTCAGAAGATGATAAAATTACCTGATTATTGGAAAGATCTTGTAGATGTTGAGAGTATTTCTGTTCAGTTACAACCAGTCGGTGCTCATCAAGATATTATTGTAAAAAGATGGGATGATGAATTTATATACTTACAAGCACAAGGTGGCATGCCCGTGAATTGTTTTTATCATGTATATGCAGCAAGAAAAGATGTGAATCCATTATATGTTGAGTATCAAGGTGAGAGTTGGAAAGATTATCCAGATCCAAACTTTAATCCAGAAACTGCACCTGATGAACCAAATTATAATGATCCAAACTATCGACCTAAGAGAAACATTGTAACAATTTGAAGAAATTAATTTATATTGAGGAGAATTTCATTTCTCCTAGTCAATGTCAACCATTCATTGACCTTTTTGATATCAAAAAAGAAGATCGTTCTTTGGATGCCGTCACACATTCAGATCCCAATGAAACCCTAACGTATATTCCTAATCATCCATTCGATAAAAATTATGGTGCTAGGTATCTTGGTGGGAATGTAGATCCCATAGATATGAATTCAACAACTGATGAATTATTTCATGGTGTCATTAATAATGTAACTAATCGTTGTAAAACATTTGATGATGAAATCGTATTAGATTATGTTGGAGTCGTAAGATGGCCTGTTGGATGTTTTATGAAACCACATGTTGACGATAATAACGTTCATAAACCAGATGTATTTGCAGCTATGCTTTATCTAAATGATAATTTTGAAGGTGGTTCTACTATGTTTGAAGAAATTGAAGTTAAACCAGAAAAAGGTAAACTTATAATATTTTCCAACTCACAACATCTCCATTATGTCAGTAAAGTGGAGGAAGCAGAGAGATTTGTCTTATCTTTCTGGTATAGTAGACCTTAATGCCCACATATCATCACAAAGAAACTGAAAAAAGATTTTTCTTTATTCATGCTCCTAGAACTGCTGGTAGGTTTTTGCAAGAAAATATAAAACAAAATGGATTTGAGTCTGAGCAAAAGATATGGAAAACAATTGACGGTGTAGAGATTACGCATTTACATAGAGAATTGTATGAAAAACATTTAGATATAAAAGACATTCCTCATGTTTCTGTTGTGAGAGATCCATTGGAGAGATACATATCTTTAAAATCTTATAATTGTCACCCAAAGGGATGGTTTAGACCTCAAGTTGATTATATTACAGATCAAACTCATGTTTGGTATTTTGAAGATGGATTTGGTAATAATTTTTCTGATTGGTTGGGTTCCATACTAAAAATGAAGTTTAATGTGAAGAAATTGAATTCAGATCACATATATAACGAATTAGGGCAAAGACTTACTCTAGATTACATGGATTCTAATTATAGAAAACATGAAAAAACTACTGAAGATGAAGAATATGTGAGAGATTTTTACAAACTTGACTATTTACGGTGGTCACGGTATAATTGATACATATATGAAAACCACCAATGGATGATGAATACTTGACACGTTGTGTCGTTGATCCAATCAAACGTAAACTTTATCTGTATTCTAGTGAGGGTGATGAAAAAACTGTAGACTGTGAGACCGTGGATCAGTTTATGAATATGTTACAGTTTGTGCGTGATACTTGCCCAGAGAACGTATTATCTTATGCAAACCCAATTCACTAAAGAAAACTGGGAAAATTTTTATGATATAGGTAATACACCTTGGGATAGGTCAGTTCCTCAAGAGGAACTGATCCGAATAATTAAGGAGTATTGTATTACTCCATGTAATGTTCTAGATATTGGATGTGGCACAGGATCTTCATCTATAGAACTAGCGAGAAATGGTTATAATGTTACTGCGATAGATATATCATCCAAAGCTATAGATATTGCCAGAAGTAAAATTAACTCACAAAGAATTAATTTTAAAGTTTGTGATATTTTAAGTGATAATTTAAATAGCGTATTTGATTTTGTCATTGATATAGGATGTTTTCATCATAATTTTAATGATAAATTTGTTAAAATAGTCTCTAAGAATCTTCGTGATAGAGGTATCTGGTTTAGTACAATAGGTAGTATAGAGAGGAGACCGATTCATATTTCTCCACCAGCAGCACCTCCAGCGTATTCTATACAGTATATACTTAATCTTACTGACCCACTTTTTTAGACCATTTCAATCAAAACTTTTAACGATGGTGGTTGTGTATTTTCTTTTTGGTCATGTCTTATGTGTAAAAGATAATGTCTGGCCACGAAAATCGACTTTAGCTTTCAAAAAAGGCGGGAAAAAAACCCCGCCAATTTTTTTGCCCTATTAGTTTTTTTATAAATACCTAGAGCAAAGTAAAAG